GCGGGGCGTACGTGTCCGCCTCCCGCGGGATGACCGCCGACAAGGTCTACAACGCGGTGATGGCGCGCGGCGAGAACACGGAGGCCAACATCGCCCCGGTGTCAGTGCTGGTCGTCGACAACGACTCAGGCAGCCCGACCTACTGGAGCGGGCCGTTCGGGCGGCGTCCCCTCTTCTACTCCTCGTCCGTGCTGACGACGACGGCCGCGTGCACGGCGGCGGCCACCCTGCTGCTCCGATCTGCGACCGCCCCCAACGCCTCCGCCGACATCAGCAGCCTGCCGAACCCTGCGCTGGAGGTGGGGGACGTGCTGCGGGTCGTTTACCCGGACGGCTCCAAGGAGCTGCATCAGATCGCCAGCTTCAGCGTGCCGCTCGATGTCGGCGGGACCTTCACGATCCAGACCATTTCGGCGAAGGAGGGGGCGTGAGCAATTCGTCGATCATCGCCCTCGCCGATGCTCTCCAGCAGCAGGCCGTGGATGCGGGCGCCGACGCCCCGGCGGTGCGTGGCGCGAACTGGCAGATGGCCGTCGTCAGCGCGGTCGCGTCGGACGGCACGCTCACGGCGGGCGGAATACCCGGCATCCGCAGGGTGGCCCGGTTCATCGATCCGGTGGTGGGCGACACGATCGTCATCACCCAGTCCGCCACCGGCAACTGGCTCGCCCTCGACAGGCTGGCCACGTCGATCGGGGAGTGGACCGTCCTCCCGCTCGCGTCCGGTTTCAGCGCGGCGGCGGGCTACTACGTTCCGTCGTATCGGATCATCGGCCGCGAGGTCCAACTCCGGGGCAGTGCCACCAAATCCACCACGCTCGTGTCCGGCGATGTGTGGGCGACACTGCCCGTCGGGGCCCGGCCGGGGACGGACATGGACATCGTGATGGGCATGACCCACGGCGTCAACGGGGCCAACTACGGGGCCTGCCGGGGCATCGTCCGCGCCAACGGCACCATCGAATACAGGGGCCCGTCCGTGTCGACGCTGGTGTTCCTGTCTCCCATGAGTTTCTGGATGAGTTGAGAGGTCCGCACCCATGCCAGACAGCTACGGGCAGAGCATTGCGATCCCCGCGCTCACTGAAGCCCCGAATATCGCGGCCGTCGGCGCGGCCATTGACGCCGTGGTCGGCCGCACGGTCCTGCGGTTCGCTTCCGCGTCAGCCCGCGCCGCCAACCTCGCCGCTCCGGTCGAGGGCATGGTGTCGTGGCTCCAGGACGTCGACCGCGCGTACGTGTACGACGGGGCGGCGTGGGTCGAGCTGGCTCGCGCGCTCACGACCCAGTTCGTCGAGGACACCACTAACCGGACCGTGACCAGCACTGGATACGTGAACGGCTCCAGCGCCCTGTCCACCACGATCACAGGCCCCCAGTCCGGCAAAATTGAGGTGGTCGCGTCGGTGCGCTGCGACAACTCCGTCGGCGCCAACACCTTGTCCAGCTTCAACGCCACCGGCTCCGGCACCGGCACCATCTATACGGCCTCCGACGCTCCGGCCATTCAGTGGGCCAACACCGTGTCCGCCGGGCCGTTCGTCGCATCCGCTGTGATCTCCTGCACCCCCGGCGAGACCGTCACCGTGATCCTCCAGCACCGGGTCGCCGCCGCATCGACCGGCAACCTCCGCTACCGCAGCCTCAAGGTGCGCCAGATCTGGATCTGAGAGGGCCCCGTGTCCGAACTCCCCACCGAACGGCCGGTAGAGCCGCGCCCCGACGACCACGCCGGCGACCTCGACACTCTGGTCGACATGGGCGTGATTCCGGCGGGGCCGTCTGAGCCTGAGCCCGTGGCGCCGACCGTGCCGTAACTGCCCCTTGTCCGCCTGACCTGAAAGGAGGCCGGGCGTGCGAATACGTGCTGCTCTGGCCGCACTGCTCCTGACCCTCGCCGCGCTGCTTGGCGCGTCGGCCCCGGCTGCTGCGGATGATCCGCCGCCGGGCCCGGTCCTGATCGAGGGTGTGGACCTGCACGATGTCACGATCAAGCGGTTCGGCGACACGTACTACATGTACGGGTCCCGGTATTCCTGCGGTTTCCAGTGGGGCGTCTCGGGTACGCCGTGGTGCGGCTTCGGGGTGAGTACGGCGTCGTCGCTGGAGGGGCCGTGGTCCGCTCCGACGCTCCTGTTCCCCGTCAATTCGACCGATCCGTCGACGGGTCGCACCTGGGCGCAGACCTGCGGCGGGACCGGCCGGGGCTGTTTCAACCCTCGGTTGATCCAGCGCACGGGCTGGGGCTACGACGACGGGGTGTTCATCCTGTGGTTCAACGCTCCTCGCCACACCGACGACGGGGCCGCGAACGCCTACAACGTGATGGGCTGCAACGGCCCGACCGGCCCGTGCGGCCCGTCGGCGGGCGCCCCGTCCGGCTCCTTCAATAAGCCGGCGCTCGACCGGTGTCCCGGCAACGGGGACTTCGGGATGATCGAGTCGGGGCAGGGTGGCCGTCCGGCGATTGTCTGCACCGAGCCGGGCCGGACCGGGCTGGACATTCAGGAACTCAACTGGTCGGGCAGCGGCGGCAATGCGGGCGTGGGCGTGATCCACGTTGCGGGCGTGACGCTCGCTGAGGGTCCGGGCGGCTGGTGGGATGAGGCGTCGCAGCGTTACGTCCTGACGTACTCGGATCAGGGCTGCGGCTACTGCGCGGGCACCCCGATCGGGTACGCGGTCTCGTCGTCGCTGTACTCGGGCTGGAGTGCGCCGACCAACGTCGGCTGGGGCGCCCCGACATACGGGAGACGCGCGTTCAATGCGAACTCCTGCGGCGGTCAGCCCCGCACCGTGACGGTCCTTGATGGCCGCCCGTACCAGATCATCGACCTGTGGCTCGGCACGCGTAACGAGACGCAGGCGCCGACGTTGGTGACGCCGCTGGACTACACGCCGCGCGCCGGGTCTCCGGGGGACGGCAAGGTCTGGGTGCCGCCGGTCTCCCTCTCCTGCACCTGACCTGCTCCGCCCCTATCTGCCCCGTGCCGGTCTGGCCCGGGGTTTCTTCATGCCCTGAGGAGGGCTCATGCCCGAGTTGTGGATGCCGGGCGCGACCCGGCTGGACATAGGCGATCACGCGCCGACCGACGGCGGCGGCGCAAAGGCGATCGCACACATCACCTGGGATCGCAACGCGAGCGCCGCGAAGCCGCAGGATCTCGTGCCGTACGAGCGGCTGGTCGACTACTTCGGCCGGAACGCCTCCGGGAAGAAGTCGGCTCCGCACATCCTGTGGGACCCCTTCGGTGGCAGGTTCACCCAGTTCCTCCCGGCGAACTCCCGCTCTAAGAGTCTCGCGGACGCGCCGGGCGGTACGCGCACGAACCGCGCGGGCTCGGTCGTGATCCAGATCGAAGCCCTGTTCTTCCCCTACTGCCGGGTCGACGGCAAGGTGTACGCGAAGTTGACGGACACCCCGTGCGCGGGCTGGCCGGAGCTGCTGGCGTGGGTGCGGTCGTGGGGCGTGCCGGACGTGTGGCCGATGGGGCGGCCGACGAGCTTCGCGTCGAACCGGTCGGCATCCACCTGGGCGAAGGCGGGTGGCTGGTATGGCCACAGCCAGGTTCCGGAGAACGGCCACCAGGACCCCGGCTCATGGCCCGCGTTCACGACCGGCGAGGTGAAGCCGACGCCGTCGTTCGAGCCGTTCCCCGGCGCCGCGTTCTTCAAGGTGGGCCGCCGGTCTCCGATCGTCGCGGCGATGCGGAAGCGCCTGGTCGCGGAGGGCTGCAACCGGTACCAGTCGTCCGCCGACCCGGACGTGTGGGGGTCGGGTGACGTCGCCTCGTACGCGGCGTGGCAGCGGCGGCTCGGCTACACGGGGAGTGCCGCCGACGGCGTCCCCGGCGCTACCTCGTGGGCGCGACTCCGCGTCCCCAACGTCTGATCGAAAGGAACGATTCACCATGTCCGAGATCAACTTCCCCGACGTCGACACGGTCGTGAAGACGGCCGGAACCTACGGCAGAGACCTTGCCGAGCGTGTCGTGTGGACGTTCCTCGGCGGGACGACGGCGGTCATCGCGGCGGCCGGTCCGGCCGACATGTTCCACGCCTCGTTCTGGCAGGCAGTCGGGACCGGGGGCCTCGCGGCCGTCGTGTCCCTCGGGAAGGGGCTGGTGGCCCGCTGGAGAGGGGCGACGAACTCGGCGTCGCTCGCGCGAGGCGTCTGATGACGGCGCCCGCCCCGGACCCTGGCGTGTACATCCCCAGCGCCCAGATGTACCAGGAGTTGAGATCCCTGAGCGATGGCGTGACCCGGGTCGAGACCAAACTGGACGGCATCGGCCAGGGGCTCACGGACCTCGGCAAGGACGTCGCTGATCACGAGTCCAGGCTCCGCGCCCTGGAGGCCATGCCTAAGTCCAGCGACGTCGAGCCCCGGGTGACCGCTCTTGAGCGGGCCCGGTGGCCGCTGCCGACGGTGGCCGCGCTGACGGCGGTCGGGGCACTCGCGGCGACCCTGTGGCAGGCGGTCGGCCAGTGACAGACGGATGCGCCCCTCCCGGAGGAGGGGCGCATCCGTCATGTACGGCCGGGTCTACGCGTAGCCCCACGTGGTGTCCTCCGGCGCGTATCCCCATCCGGGGTCTGCCGGGGTGTGTCTCCAGTGGGTGTCGGCCATGTCCCCTCCCTCGATCGGTCGGCAGTACTGCACTACCGGACCGTGATCAATATGCCAGGATTCGGCCGCGTTGACGAGATCTTCGGTCCTCACTCTCCCGCGGTGAACTTCCCATCTCGACGAGGGGCTCCGTGCCGCCCTTTGCCCGGCCGTACGGCGTGCGCGGCGCGCACTTCGTCGGCGTCGTAGAGGGCGTGGGCGCGGCCCTGTGCGTCGATCTGCCGCTCGACGGCGCGCACGCCCCACCGGGACAGGGTGCCGCGTGCGCTCCCCGGCTGGATGCCGAGGTGCGCGGCGACCTCCCGGATGGTCCACAGGCCGTCTGTTCTGGCAGGGTCGGTCACAGGTCCAGGTCCCCGGCCGCCTCGTCGGCGAACTCCTGGACGCGCTGCACGGCGTCGAGGATCTCCTCGTCGTCGGGGTCCTCACCGGTGACGTGATCGATGAGGGTCGTGCGGGTGGCGACGATGCGGGTGGCGTGAAC